CGCGGGGATCGACGGCGACAAGGCGCGGCTTACCGTCCGGCCCCATCACTTCCTTGTAGGTGATCGCGGCGCTCGACGGGCGGGGCGCGACGCCGGTTGCGACTCGCTGGGCCTGCGCTTTTTCCTCCGGCGTGAATCCTTCCGTCATGCCCGCGAAGGTCTGCAGCTCGGAAGTGAGACCGGAAATCCCCCGTGCCTGCAGCACAAGCTTGGTGGCGATTTCGTTATTCCGCTTAAACTCAGGCTCCAACGCTTTGATGTTCTCCATCTGCGAATACCGGCTCAGGTACTCGACCGCCGCCTTCGCCCGCGCATTGGCGTCGGGAAGGTTCATCACGTAATTGAAATCGGTGCGCGCCTTTGGGAGAATGGAGTATGCCTGCTGCTCGGCATCGCTGGTCTGAACCATGCCGTCAACTTCGGCCTGGGCTTTCGTGATCTGCGCCTTGGCCTGGGCAACCTTGACCGGCAGCATGATCTGCTGCTCGGCCATTTGAAGCTCCTGCTGCTGGGCGAGCCTGCGGTTTTGCTCGGCGCGCTGCATCAGCGATTGGCCGCGATCAAAGGCGGCAATCGTCTGCGTCGCGCCGCCTCCCTCGGGCTCGAATGTGGCTCCGAGTGGCATCTTAGGCGACTCCGGCAGCGCCGCCGCCGTAGCCAATTCCAAAGTCTCCAATCGCGCCGCCGCCGGTTGACGTGCCAGCGGGCTTTTTGCCGGTGCTGGTCCCGTTCCCGAACACGCCCGCGCCGAAGGCAATCGAATCCCAAAGGCTCTGATTTCGGCTATTGCGCGCCGCCGCCTCGGCGTTCAATCCCGACTGGGCGATTTCCTGATTGGCGGCGTTCTGCCCGGCGGCGATCTGCGCCGTCTGCCCTGGCGTCACGTAGAATGACATGGGCGACATCGGATTCACGCGGGGCGCGAGCGACGCGAGAAGGCCGGTCAAGCTCTGGGCCTGCCCGATCCTCTGCTGGCCGTATTGCAGGGAGTTTACCCCCAGGTCGCGCAGGAGGGAGAAGTCCTGAAATTTACCCCTCCCTCCCACGCTGATGCCGCGCTCGGCGGCCTGTCGCTCGATGTTCTTTTGAACATCCGGGGGTAGTTCGTAGGGATTGGTGAGAAGATCGTTAGTGAGCCCAGTCAGGCGTCCGGCGAGCTTGGAGTAGCCCGGCATCGCTTTCTCCATCAGCGAAAGGGCCTCGTCCTGCTGGAAGGCGTTCGAACGGGAGAGAAGCGCCTCGATAGACGATTCATTGATTTGGTTTCCCTGGATCGCCTTGCGCTGCTCGGTCTGCAGGTTGACCTGCTGAAGCGGAGCCGTCCCGGCGGCTTTCTTGCCGCTCAGGAGGCCAGCCGCGCCGCCCAGTACCGCGCCGATGACAGTTCCCCAGCCTGGGAGTACCGCCGTGCCCGCCGCCGCGCCTGAAGCCGCTCCCGATCCGACGCTGGAATAGTCAGGCATGGCTTAATCTTTTCGCAGGCACCAAAGCGCCAGCGAAGGCTGGGCAAGCTCGAATGCTTCCTGCGTGTTCGGGTTGATCGGTCCCGTGGTTTCCGTGTTCGCCATGCCGGTGACGATTGGCTGAACGCCGGGAGCCTGCGGGCCGTTTTGGAATTGGCCGGGGAAAATCGCCCATCCTTCCTGCAGCGTGACCGCATCCGAGGGAAGTTCCTCAATCGTGATCGTGTGCTCCTCCTCTCCCCAGGTGTCGCCGTAGGCGCGCTCTCCCGCGCCCGTCCCGTCGGACGCACCGACGAGAACCCGATTGGTGGCGTCCGTGTAATTCGACCAGCCGGGGTTTTTCGCCAACGCCTCGGTGAGCGTCGAGGCTGTGACAAACTTAACGTCGCCCGGAGAGCCCGCCATCGTCACCCATTGCGTGCTGTTCCAAACCAGCATCACGTCGATGTCCGTATCGAGGTAGGGCTGACCAACCGTGGCATTGTCGGGGCGGCTCGCGGTCGGGCCACTCGGGATAATCAGCGGCGCTCCGGCCCATTCCGAGCCGTTCCAACCGAACCATCCGAGAGGGTTGCCGGAGTCGTCCGTTTTCCACCACGCAAGATCGCGGTTTTCGGCGGCGGGCTCGGTCGAGCCGTAATTCACGCCGTTGAAGTTCTCTCCGCCGATCACGCTTTCATACTGCGCGATCAGGTTCAGCAACCCTTGGACGGTGCCGGGGAACTGCGTGCCCTCGGGAACGGTTAGAGCTTCAAGTTGAAGGTTAAGGCCCACTGGATTGCGTGATTAAGGGGATTTCGGGGATATGTCACTCCTGAACATTGAGTTCAGTTTTTCCTGCCTCTTACGGCACCCCCCGCATTCGGCTATGTTGGTCTGCATCCTGGCAGGGAGGATTCGGCTGGCTCGGTCGATCACCTTGGCAATCGGCTGGGCTACGGCGGCGACGGCATCCCCGACCATGATCGGTCTGCGGGTCAGGTGCGGGGCATGCGTGACGGTCGATTTCACGAGGATCGAGTCACGCCAAAGGTTGCGGCGTAGGTGTCAAAACCGGGCTCGTTTGGAACGTCGTCGATCACTTCGGCGGTGCCGTCCTCCTGGACATCGAGAGAGTAATCCGAAGTCTGGAAAAGCTCATAGGGATCGCCGGAGTCGTGCGCCCTGCGCCAGAACTGGACTTCCGCCTGATAGCCTGAATTTGGATCGAATCCGGTCCCAGCGATTCGGAATTGCGCCTGCTGGAAGGAGAAAACCGATTCGCCCGGCTCAACCTCGACCGCAAAGGCGAGACAGCATCCGGGCTGCGCGCAGTTGCCGCTGTACGGAACGCCCCAGATTCCCCATCCGTCATCCGGCCCATCGAATTGACGATCCATCGCCGCGTCCGGCGTGTCCTCGTTCGACAGGGATATTTCCACGTTCCCGCTGTAACTGCGGTAGATCGTCGGAGAACCCGCATTGTAGAGAACGCAGGCGTTCGTCCCAGTAACCTCAGTCGCGCACGGGTCGCTTCCTCCAAGTGTAATTTGGACGTTAGCGCCTGGATAGAGAAGCGGGCTCCCGACCGGGATCGTGATAGGCGTCTCGATTCCAACCTGACGCTGAGAATTGTTTTCCGTCTCAAGAACGCAGACCGGCGGGTCTTCATCGAGTCCGGCCTGATAATCCTCGGTGATGTCCCAGGTATCGACAATCAGCGGTTCCTCGCCGCACGTGAACGTCATCCCTCCAAGCGGGCACGTTCCACCAAGGCCACGGTGCGCCGCGTGCGCCTCAAACGTGAGGACTGTTCCCCGCCCAGCTAGAAACGTCCATTCGCCGTAGCCGAAGCTGCCGGTGCAAACTGAAGTGCCTGGGAGGACGCCGGGCGAAGCCGGGCTATCGACCGATCCTGAATGCGGTCCGGTTCCGCCGCTTGTGCTCCATCCAACCGAACCGACGCAATTGCCGCCGAACCAATCCAAATCCATTCCGCCCCTGGACCCAACGCGGACCCGAACAGTGTCCGTCGCGGAATCCCAGCTTATCGACCACTCGCCTTCGATCTGCGTGTCGCAATTGGCCGGAGTGCAGGAGCCGTTTCCGGGGTTGGTCGGATTCGCGCAGACCGGGGAAACCGATTGTGTGATGTCCATTTCCCCCTCGGTCGTCTTCGTGTGATAGAACTTCGGGGGAGTGCTGACGCAGCCTTGAAACTCGGTGAATCCGCAGTATTCAGCGATTCCTCCGCGAGTGCGGCAGAACGCGCCATAATTGAATAGCGATTCGGCCACGACTCGAACCGTGGTCGGCGGATCATCGCCGTTGCTGAACGTGTACGCGCCATAGGCGGGCAACGTGAAGCTCTGGCCGCAGCCGGTCCCGTCGGAGATAACTACCGTGGCCGGATCGACGCCATCCGGCACGCTATCGACCTGCCAGTCGCAGTTTCCAGTCAGACCGAGCGATGAAAAGGAGCCTTCCAGGCTGTCGGGATCGAGAATCAGTGTAAGGCAGTCGTGCAGCGGGATCGTGTATTCCAACTGCTGAGTTTCCTCGGTCACGTCGTTGTCCAGGCAGGTTTCGGACACGATATCGCGCTGCGCATAGGCAGGCTGATCGAGCGGCGTTGCCCAGAGGACCGTCTTGTAAATGCGGCACTTTCCCTCCCACACGAGCCGGATTTGAAACTCGTAGCCGGTATTTATCCCGTACCGGGTAATATCGTCGATGCCCTGGGGAATCGTGAAGGTTTTGAGCTGCGGCCTTTGCTGCGGAGCGAGGTTTTTCCAGACATGCGGCGAATCGCTCTCCGGGTCCGTCATATGGGCGCACACTTCAACTCCGCCGTCCCATTCCCGCCAGAGCTGGGCATTGTCCGTTCGCCAGTAAACCTTCAGGTCAACGTCGTCCTCGATGTCGTAGAGGTAAACGTCGCAGCGCCGGAGCCGCTTCAGCTTTTTCGCATCCCCGAAGTTCCTTCGGCCATGCTCAATCGCGCATTGGATCGGAACGACCGTCGGGGTGCTGTCGCAGGTCTCCGATTGGTCCGCAATCTCCCCGGAATTGTCCGGCATGATTTCCCAGAGCGCATTTGAGCCGTCGGCTTCGGTCGAAATGACGAAGGCGCGGGGCTTGCGGTTAATCTCGCCGGAGAACATCGAGACGGCGGAAAGGCCATCCCATTGACCATCATAGGACGGCTCGGACTTACCGCGCATGGTCGAGACCGGGGCAAAATCCAGCGGGACGATATTCTTCCAGGAGACTCCGCCGTTCACATTCAGGAACGGGGAGGCCAGCATGAGCAGGCGATTGTTGAAATTGATTCCGGTCGAATACTTCAGGAGCGAAGTCGTCTCAAAGTCCGTGATCCGGCGAACCTCGCGGCTGATCGGTGAGTTGCCCGGCCCGCTCTCATCGGCAAGGCTGGACCGGATTGACCGGATGCCGCCGGAATTGTCGCGCCAGTAGAGGTCTTGGTTCACTTCGACAATCGACTGGTCGCCCGCGCATCCGGTCTCGTCGAGGATGTTGGTCACGAATCCTGGATACTGTGCCCAAAGGTCGCGGTTCGTGATGTCGGCGCGAACGCTGCGCGCCTGCTGCGGCCCGTAAACCATCAGCGCGCCGTAGTCGCTCGAACCCGTGGTCGGGATGAAAGCGAGGCCGGTAATTCCTTCGGAGAAGTAGAGGGAGCCGCCCCCAGAAAGATAATCGGTTTCGGTGAAGAAAAGCTCGGAGCCGGGGACGCGGGTGCGGATATCGCCCGCGACCAGCTCCTTGTCATTGATCGCCACCCACAGACGGCCATTGCCGTAGGCCATCATCTTGCCGCGAGGAACTTCGTCGGCTCCGGCGCGGCGGGCGGTGCCACCGTTGTAGAGGATCGCATCGCTCTGGCCATCTTGGATAACCAGGGTTTCCACCGTCTGCTGCATCCAGACCTGTTTCAGCGTCGGGGAGTTGACGAATCCTAGCGGGATTTGCTCATAGCTGAAATTGTCTCCCTGGATTCGGATGCGATACATACGGCCAGCGATGGAGACGACTCCCATGCCGTTCTGGGCGGAAAAATAGCTGCTGCCCTGAACCAGCCCGGAAGGCAGGACCATGCGAAGCTTGAAGGGAGTCCGCGTGCCGGGCTTGGCTCCGCGATTGGAGACATTGATTCCCCACGCGAGCTGGTTCAGTTGGATCAGTTCGGGCGTGACGGCGGAGTTGACCCCGGCGTAGGAGTTCTCGAATAACTCAGGCACCCATTTTTGTTCAATGGCCATCAGGCAATTTTGAAGATGGACATGAATGTGGATGGGCCGGTATCGACATTCAGAGAACCGCCAGAGGATTGATAAACCTGAGCCTCAAGAAAGTCGCCAGATGTTAAGTGCAAATCTACTCCGCATTGGGCGACAGTTGAGAAACCAACGTCTCCGGCCCTCACTCGATCAGCGCCAACGGCATTTGAAGTGTTCTTGAACACGGTTAAGGCTCTAATGCCATTCGAGTTGGCCGCAAAACTTATCGAAGTGGAAAGGTGATAATATCCGGTCTCAGAAATTGTTAGTTTGGTAGGAGAGCCCGCCGACCAATAAGCGCCGGAGTCGAAATCAGATGCCTGCCACGACACCAGCGTATCGGATGCATTTCCTATGCTTTGGTTGGTAGTCCTTACAACTTTTGCCCCAGAAAAAACTGATCCTCCTCCGCCAGAGCCATCGGTGAAAATTGTCCCGTCAGGATCGACGCCGAGGCCGGTCCCGACCTTGACCATTCCGAGCTTTGAAGTCGTGGCGACGAAGTAGCCGATTTCGTTGTCGGTCTCGTCTCCAAAGACCGCCGGATCGGGGCAATCGACGTAATGGTTGAAGACGCGGGCATTCGTGCAGTTTCCCCCGGAGCCATCGGTCAGATAAACCGCCCAG